GCTTTGTGCGATGTATATATGTTATTGTTTCTAGTCACCTTCTTTGGTGCCAAGATTTATTCTTGAGAGCTTTTCTGTATAAGCTCGTTTACTATTATAGATTCAGATTCTTTTCGGCTTTGATCATTGATTGATTCCAAACTTACTCTGTCCTATAACGTGTAGATGATGGTATATTGAACAACCACAACAATCATTGAATTGTTACTGATATCTGAAGGGATATGGGTTTTTCGAAATACCATATTATAGTAGGATTTAGTGATTAGAATTTGATTGGGTGGCCAGGATTTCCCTGCCATTTTATTACAGACTCTGCGCTATGTAAGCGTATTTAAATATACACCCCCCCCCCTTATATGTAGTTTTTAGAAACATTAAATATAAAACAAAATAAAAATTTGCGTTTAAGGTTTTGTGCTACCGCCTATTAACAAGAAGTAGCTGTGTCGTATAAGTAGCTTCCTTTCTGAAGCTATGGGGCAGTGTGCCCCATATATATATTTTTATTTGTTAGACAACTATGTTGTCTTCACACTTTGGAAATATGGAAGCGGGGGAAGGTTTTCACCGGTCTTGATCCGTTCCTACACAACACCGATTGGTTCCGAAGCAGACTTGTTCTGTGGAGTAATGGAAAGAACCATTCACCGAAAGGCGTGAAGTTGTTGTTGGAACTGTTTGAGCCTCCCGTGGAAGTATTTTTGAACACTACCATGTGAAAGTCAGGGTTAGAGTCTCCCACTCGAATTAAATGGGATATCCCTTGACCGGGAGAAATAATACGTCTTTTTTCTGCCATGGTACAACTTAAAGCGATGTCCGATTTTTCTGAAGCGCAAGTTGACCTAGGAGAGCGTTTGGTGTTAGTCGCCACAAATTTTGTGCGGTACGTGAAAACACCTGCCGATGGGGCACTTTGGTGTGCCAACACTTTTAAGTTGTTCTCCTCACGGAGTATAATTTACGAGGTTGGCCGCCAGGGAAAGACAGTGATGTCTTATGCCAATGTCTTGTGGGATGATTTGTGTCACACCTCAGCCATTCAATCTGGTTCGAGTTTTGATACAACTCTTGCCCAAATCCGGAAAGCCCTCGACGGTCTTGAGACTGTGAACGAGATCCCCGTTGTGAAGAAGTTTGGGAAACTGATGCATTTTTTGTTCGTTAACCAATACTTGGCACGTGCGGGGTTTTCGTTTGATCGAAATGATTTCTCGAAGGCTGAGTTTTACTCTCTTCAGTCGGAATATTCCAACAAGAAGAAGTTTATGGTGGCGATTGCCGACTGTGTCGTTTTTACGCTAGAGTCGGTACGTCACTATCAACTGACAGGCAGTTGGTCGTCGATCTTGCACAAGTCTGCTTCGTACAATGCCTGGATGGAAGGGTGTGAATTGTTGAAGCGTCAGGCTTTGTTTCTGTCCAATCCGGCACCCCACGGATTCACTCGACATGATTTCATTCATCGTTTGAGTCGAGCAATTGAAGATGGTGAGCACATCACGAAGTATGCTGCAGTCGAGAAGGTTGAAGTCAAGTTCGCCCAACGGTGCGTGAACGAGTTGAAGATGATCCGGAGTCGAGAGATTTCTCGGGATGCGTCTGTCAAGACCCGACGAGCGCCATTCGCCATTTTGGTGGCCGGTCCAACCAGTGTTGGAAAGTCACAATTTGCTGACATTCTGCATGCGGCGACAGCAGACATTCTGCAGTTACCGAAGGATTTGAAGTACCGGTTTGTGCGAGATGGAGTTGATCCATATTGGACGAACTTCGCATCGTGTATGTGGAGCATTCTGTTCGACGATGTTGCCAAGTTTCACCCGAACATCTGTTCGAGTGGTGGTGATCCAAGCTCGAATGAAATGATTGGGACCATCAACAATGTCCCATACATGGCCATTCAAGCAGCTCTTGAGGACAAGGGTACTACTCCTGTACTGTGTGACTTAGTTGTTGCAACCACCAATGTGCCGGGACTGAATGCGCATGCGTACTTTAGTTACCCGGTGGCTGTCCTTCGACGCTTTCCGTACATTGTGCGTTTGGAAGTCAAATCCCAGTTCGCGACTGAAAATGGTATGCTTGACAAGTCGAAAGTGCCAGAAGTGGATGGTAGTGGGGGTTTTCCAAACTTTTGGAATATCACCCTCCAGAAGGCCGTTCCGGATGGTTCTGATACCTCTAAGCCGAAATTCATTGATGTTGCTAGGTACACCGATATCCGTGTCTTCTTGGATGATTACGCCAAGACTCTCTTGCAATATCACCGAGATGACGCCAAACGGGAGAAGTACCAGGAAGCGATTTTCAAGGACGGTCGATGTTCCGAATGCAAGCAGTACGTGTGCAAGTGCACTCCAGTTCAGTCTGGAGTGGCCACATACTGCCCTGAACAACCCGGATGGTCCTGTGAGGAAGATTACTACCAAGCTTGTTTTGAAGCAAACTGGCAGCTCACACCTTACTGGATGCAATTCTTCAAGATGTTCATCTGGGTATGGATTGTTCTCGGTGTCCGGTTCATCTCTGGGTTTTTGATGTTGGGAATGAACGAATTTCTCACTTTGGAGAGAAGGATTCGTATCGTTCTCTATCTGTCGCAGAATTGGTACTTCCGTCGTTTTGCCCTGTGGTACGTTAACCGGTTTTGTTCCCTACCTATGTCAGTGATGATGTTTGCTAGGATTTCGGAGCGTTTGAACCAGAGATCTATGCAAATGATTGGCCTTTCTTACGCATTCATTCGTGGTGCCGCCGTATATTTCACAATGTACTACGGTACCCGGGCTTTGCTGAGCATTTTTCGCGGGAAGGATCAGGAAAAGGATGATTCAGAACCACCAGACTCCTCGAATGGGGTTCAAGGTGCTACTCCCTCCTTAGCTGCTGATTCGCGTGAACCCAATGTGTGGCATAACGACAATCTAGTTGAGACTGGATTTTCGTTCCCAAAACCTAGTGCGTGTTTGAAGGGACAAGGTGTCGAGAAATTGGTTGATCTTATCAAGGACAACTTAGTTCATTTACAATTTCGTACTGAGATTGATGGACGTTGGAGCTGTTCGGATGGTTGTGGTTTCTTCTTGAAGGGACACTTGTTAGCCATTCCGAAACACTTCCTTGATAAGCCATGGACACATTTGCGAGTCACACCAAATTTGGCAGGACCCGGAGTCAATGGATCAATCATTGTCCCACGACAGTCGATGCAGTTCATTGATATGCACACCGACTTGGTTGTCACCAATTTCCTAGCTTTACCACCGCGTAGGGATTTGATCAAATACTGGATCAAGGAACCCCTCAATGATGGACAGAGAGGTCGATATTACCGTCGTACCATCCAGGGCTTGTTGGAAAATGACCCTGTGTATGGAATCTCCTTCACGGAGGATGATGGTTGCGGTCTTTTCTCCAAAGCTCCAGCGTTGAAAGGATTTGTGCAAATTCCCACCCGAAATGGGTCGTGTGGTTCACTGCTGATCTTGGATCACCCGCGTGGTCCCGTGATTGCAGGTTTCCATTATTGGGGAGGCATGAATCAAACGGATCCCAAGGAAGTCAGAAGTTGGCGTCTGTTGCAGTCTGATTTGTTGGCTGTGGTAGCGTTTTGTGAGGTGAGGTTTGGACACCAAATTGAGGCTAGTCCTGTGACTCTTTCGTCTGAAACTGCTTCAGTCGTTCTCTCAGAAGTTCACTATAAACATCCTTTGAGGTTTTTTGAAGGTGGGAGTGCTGACGTGAAATCAGGAATTGTGTCTCACGTTTCCTCCAAGAAGAGTTCGGTCGTTGCTACACCAATCCAAGGTCAAATAGTAGCGGATTTTTCCTACACTGTTAGACACGGGCCCCCGGTCCTGACTGGCAAGTTGGGATGGGTTCCCTGGCGGAAGGCTTTGGCGGATATGATAGTTCCTAAGACTCAAGCAAACGCATGTGTTTTGGAAACCATCACTCAACGACTAGCTTCCCATCTGATTTCGGAACTGTCTCGCGATCGTCCCAATTTCAGCAAGGAACTTGCGGTGTTGACAGAACGAGAAGCAATCAATGGCATTCCAGGAGTCACGTTTGTCGATAAGTTGAATCGGAATACTTCTATGGGTTTCCCGTGGAACAAAACGAAGAAGGCTTTCGAGCTGGAAGATCCATCTGATTTGTATCCGGAGGGAATCACGTATACCGACGAGATCTTGGTTCGCAGTCGGGAGATCCGCGACAAGTACCAAAGTGGACAACGCGCCAATCCCATCTTTAAGGGGCACCTTAAGGATGAGGCGCGTCCACTTGAGAAGTGCCGTAGAGGAGAAACGAGAGTTTTCACCGGAGGACCAGGTGACTGGAGTATTGTGGTGAGGATGTATCTACTCTCATTTGTTCGTTTAGTGCAGATGGAGAAGTACATCTTCATGAGTGCCCCGGGAACGGTTACTCAATCAGTCGAGTGGGACGATTTGTATCGTTTCTTTACATGTCGAGGATTTACCAAATGGGTCTTTGGAGATTACAGCAAGTTTGACAAGCGTATGGCTCCGGAATTCATCATTTCGGCGTTTGAAGTCATAATCGCCGTCCACCGTGCTGCGGGGTGGTCAGATCGAGATCTGATCGTTTTGCGGGGCATCGGCGAAGACATCGCTTACAACCACGTGGACTTCCATGGTGCTTTGATCCAATTTTACGGAACGAACCCGTCTGGTCATCCTCTCACGGTGATCATCAATTGCATGGTTGGAATACTGTATGTGATGTATGCCTACCACGAATGCAATCCTCGCAAGAGCGTTGATGATTTCTGGGACAATGTACGATTGATGACGTATGGTGACGACAACGGAATGTCGATCTCCGATGATGTTCCGTGGTTCAACCATATATCGATTGCCGAAGTTTTGGGTAGCATTGGTGTCACCTACACCACCCCTACCAAGGAAGCGATCATTGAACCGTACATGAAGGAAAGTGAAATATCTTTTCTCAAACGCACTTGGCGCTTTGATACTGATTTGAATCGGTATGTGGCCCCTCTCGATGAAGAATCGATTTTGAAGTCGTTGACCGTATGGATACCGAGCTCCGAAGTTTCTCCCGAGAAGCAGATGATCGATATCATATCCAGTGCAGTGCGTGAGTACTTTTGGTATGGTAGGGGGATGTTTGAGATACGTCGCCGATACTTCATCAACTTGGTGGCTGGTACTCCCATGGAACTTTGTGTCCAAAAGAGTACTTTCCCCACCTATGATGAGTTGAGAGCTGCGTATGAAGCCAAGGACTACTTGAAAAGTAGTTCCCGGTGGCTTGATGCTTCCTAGATGAGTCTAGGGGCCTGGGGCTTTTGCAGTATGTCCCTCTTCGGAAAAACCAAAACTGCACTACCCTGGCAATTGTAGCGTAGAGAGATGAACAACCTCTAGGCGGTAACCAGGATGATACTCACTCGGGCGTTCCCCAAAGTCCCTATTTAGGGATGGTCCGTTAGTAGCCAACGTTCACAACATTTCTTTCGGATTGGGTTGTCCGTCTGATCTTATAGTAACCTGCTAAGACTTTTGAAGATTTTGTTCCGTGTGGCGGGCATTATGTGCCACACCAGGATCCCCAACCTGGCAAATGGGGGTCACCATCCGCTATTCAAGCGGGCGAGGAAGTTATGTCTTCTGCTCCACAAGAAGTGGATTCGCAGCAGATGCATTTCATCGATGCAGCAGCGGGAGAACAGGTACAAGTTCACACAGCAGTAAATCCTATTGCTAGTGTGGATGGGACACCGGATGTCTCCCTGGGAGAGTTTTTCGCACGACCGACGTTGATTCGAACGTACAGTTGGGCTGAAGGTGGTTCTTTGCAGACATTGGACACATTTCAACCCTGGGATCTGTATTTCAACAACTCGGTCATTCGGAAAAAGTTAGACAATTTCCAGTACTTACGAGCTAAGTTACACGTGAAAGTCGTGATCAACGCTTCTCCGTTTTACTATGGATTAGCAATGATGACGTATAACCCTCTTGAGGGTTGGACTCATAATCCGGTTCGCGGTAGCACTGCTTACCAAACTGAGTTAGTGTCTTACTCCCAAATGCCACACATCCTCATTCATCCCGCAGCGAGTGCGGGTGGTGATTTGGTTTTGCCATTTTTCTACCACAAAAATTGGCTCTACTGCAATACGAGATCAGACTTCCAAAACATGGGAACTATGCGTCTCCACGCAGTGACTCCTCTCGCCAGCGCTAATGGAGTTGTTGGTCAATCTGTGACCATGCAGATTTACGCTTGGGCGGAGGAGGTTGAAGTGATGGGTCCAACCATTGGTCTAGCACTTCAGGCTGGTGATGAATACGGTGATGGACCCGTTTCTCGTCCCGCATCAGCTCTGGCTTCAGTTGCTGGTTCCTTGTCGAATATCCCAATCATTGGGAAATTTGCTAGGGCGACAGAGATTGGAGCAACTGCTGTTTCGCGGGTAGCTAGTCTATTTGGTTATTCGAATGTACCAGTGATTGATAATGTTCATGCTTTCCAGAATTCTAACTTGCCTCATTTGGCGAGTGGAGGAATCGGGACAGCAGTCCAAAAATTGACACTGGACCCGAAGGCCGAATTGTCCATCGATCCATCCATGCACGGCTTGTATCCTGAAGAACAATTGGATATTAGCACTCTGGTACAGAAACCCTCGTATTTGACGGGGGTTAGTTGGTCGACGACAGATTCGTATGACACTCAATTGTTCAACATGAGAGTTCAACCGGTTTTGGCGTCGATCAGCACTGAAACTAATGCGAATCGCATTGGTCTCGTACCAATGGGTTACCTATCGAGATTTTTCTCGTTTTGGCGAGGTAATATCAAGATCCGGTTTAAAGTGGTAGCATCGAAGTACCATAAGGGGCGTTTGAGAATTTCTTACGACCCAAATGGGAGAATCGATACTACTACAGATTCACATAACACCTGTTTCAACACCATTTTGGATATTGGTGAAGAAGGAGATGTGGTTCTTGATATTCCATACCGTCAAGGTAGTGCGTGGCTACGAACCCGGGACGTAGGAGATGCGAATTGGTCTCCCGGGAATGCTCTAGATCCTAATGTAGAATTCGACAATGGGTTGGTCACCCTGCGAGTTCTTACACCATTGACAGCCCCAGTGGCTAGTTCTTCAGTGTACATCATTATGATTGTAGAGGCGGGCGAACATTTTGAGTTCGCGGTTCCCTTCAACGAAGTTTCAGATAGCGGCCCCCGTTTCTCGCAATTTGCGGTTCAGGCGGGTAGGTCATACATGGAACACGGTGAAGAGGACAAGACAGGACTTGTCTCCCGAGACATTGTCGTGGGCACACCAACTGTCCCACACGAAGCTCGGTTCGCCCAAAATTTTGGTGAGCGGGTAGTTTCACTGAGATCTATTCTCCAACGTTCATCGTTGGCGGAATCGATTCCAATGGACAATCCCGCTTCCAATCAGTATGCTGTTTTCCGGCAACTTTTTGGCCGTATTCCACTCTATTTTGGGTATGATCCTAACGGGATCAATACAGCCAATAAGTTGTCCTCGGGCACCGCACCATTCAATTTCGTGCCTGTCCATCCGCTGCCAGAAATTTTGGCAATGTTTCGAGGGTATCGAGGATCTGTTCATCATCATTTCAACATTGATGGTGGTAGATACGAGTCCATCGACAATTTTTGGGTTTACCGTCACGGTAATAACAGAAGTGCATCGGATAGGAAAGGAGCATACAAGACCACTCAGGCTGCTGGGGTCAACATCGACAATCGATGGAGATTCCTCAACGATACCTACAATCCTATTGGGACTGGTGGAGCCGCTTTGACTAGTCAGCGAAACAATAACTCATTGAGTGTTAGTATTCCTGACTATAATCGGTTCAATTTTTCCTTTAGTGTTCCGTCAGCGACGGCGGTAGGTACGGCTGGAGATGCGAGTGACAAGAATACCTATGGTTTTCTTTTGAAACTCAAACCGAATACAGCTGGTAGTGTCGATACTTCTGGTATTATCATCAATCGATATGTATCAATTGGATCTGACTTTACTCCGCTGTTTTTCGTGTGTTGTCCAACATTGGATCAATACGCATCAACCCCAACAGCTGCGTAGCCCCAGGAGGGCTACCTTTTAAGAATCAACTGAGACCCGTGGTAGTCGGCTCAGTCGCTTGTACCCCACACTTTTTAGTGATGGGGGAGTTCGTTTAAAACGCCAAAGCACATCTATGTGTATCCTTCCCGTGGATCTGAAATTTTTCGGAACTGGGGGTTGGATGCTACTTGTTCAGGTTTTTATGGGATGTGCTTCGGCGCACCCCAGTTTTTTACTGCACAGTAGTTACCACATTTCATATGTGCTATGGCGTATATAATTGCC